TCTAGATCCTTCTCCTCTACGATGGTGCCCCAGTCGAGCGAGCCTTGCCAGTCAGCGCTTTCCCATAACAACCACTTATTCTCGACAGGCTTACTATCGACAGTAAGGATCTTGTAAAGGCGTCCATGATTGAATGGTTGTAGGTAGCACCAGTTTGACCCGTCCCATTCGTCTAAGTTCTCCTTTGTCTCTTCATCGATGACGACGGACAGGCGATGCTGTACATCATTTTCTGCCCATATCTCTTGCCAGTTCGAACCGTCCCAGTAATGGAAGACGTCGGAAACACCCAATATAAGATCGCTCATCCTACATACCGCCCATTTGAGATCGTCATCATCTGGGAAGCAAAGGACGACATCGGGGTTGTAGTCCTCGGCCTCATCGGTACCTTCATAAGCGATGCCATACTCGTCGAGGATCTCATAAAACCTCAGCCACTCATCATTTTCTTTGCGCTCCCGATATTCCACGAGAGCCTTGCGAATAAGGTCCATGTCAGCATCTGGGCTAAACATATAGGCCTCGGTCTCATAGAACGAGACACGTTGGATAAGTTCATCGGGATTCACTACCAAATATTTATCCTCGCCGTATAACTTCCACAGTTCCAGTTCTTTTTGTTTCATCTCTAATCCCTCCTATTTTTCTTCCTTGCCTGCTTTCTTCCTTGCTGTCTATATCATATATGCACCTTCATTTTTTGTCAACACCTTTTTCATGTTTTTTTAAATATTTTTTGCAAATAAAAAAAGAGAGCAGGGATCGTATTTCTCCCCCTGCTCTCAGGCTATTATTAAATAGAAGTCTTTTTATTCAGGAGGGTTGCAGACCTTGCATGGCGTATAGCCTCCTGCCTTAGCCTCCTCTAAGGATATCGGAATGCAAGACTTCTTCAAATATTTGCATCCCGCTCTATGATATTTGTTTCCTGTTTTTGTAATATAGACAGTAATTTCTTTTGCCTGTGCCTTAGGCTTTTCCATACTTTCCTTAGCCCACAGTCCGGCGTTGGCCTCTATGGCCTGCTTCTGTGCCGCAGTGAACCGCTCTACATATTTGACGTTTGGCGGGAACGTGGCAACTTGTGCAAATCCCTTCAGCACGAGCAATTCATTAAAAAGAGTACCGTCCGAAAGCCAGATATAAGCCAGTGTACGGCCGTACTTATCAGTGGGTTGGATATCGTATTCCAGATAAACTTCCTTGCCCTCGAGCATAGATTTAGTGAAGTCCGAGGCCTCTTTGCCATAATATTCTACTTCTTTTTGTGGGTGGACAGTTTCGGGGGTGTCGACTCCTATGAGCCTTACTTTCCTGCCGTCATCAAGTTGTATGGTGTCGCCGTCTATGACGCGTGCGACAAGGGCTTTTTCTGCAGTGCTAGGAATGGATGGTGCTTTTTGAGAGGCAATGCCAGTAAAGACAAATGATGTGATGACAGCTATGACAATACCAATAGGGACAAACCTTTTAACCCACTTTTTCACAGCTGCTCACCTCATTTTTGGCTTATTCTATTAATTTTACTTTATCTAATTTAACATATTTTAAGATGCCATAACGAATATGATAGCTTTCGGCTATTCTATAAATATTGCCTGGGTCGACATTGAATTGTTCAGTAAAGCCCTTCCAGTTAATTTTATTGGCTATGTCTCTATTGAAAATTATTTTTACAACGGTCTCCAGGCTGCTGTTACCATATTTATCCGTCATTTCACCTAACGCAAACATCCCGACAGTATCTACTTTTGGGTTTTGATATAAAATGCTGCAGGCTGACAATACTGTACCCCCGACACGTTGAACCAGATCGGTTTCATCCCATACTTGCCCTGTTTTGAAAAACACGGATAAATTCTTGTGCCCTGGATTAATTGCACTGTCTATGACTTCAACTTTAACAATATTGTCCTTGAAATTTCTGCATTGCCAGATAGGGTTTAATCCTGAATCCTCTCTTAATGCTGCTGTAACTGTCTCCGGGGTTATTTCTGATGTTGGCCAAGAGGATGGTTTACTGCTACTACCGAAAAATTTAAATCCAATAATAACAATAATTACTATTAAAACAACTAGACATCCAACGCCCGCTGCTGTCGATGCCTTTTTATCTACTTGACTTTTTCCGCTAATTTCTTTATTTTCACTTTCTTTAGCCATGTCTTCCCCTCCTAGCTTATCTTATATTTATTATTTTTAAAAACCTTTCTTGGGCTTGTTTATGACGTACATTACCTTGCCTATTATTTTAATCATATCGTTTTCAATATCTTCTTTAGTAAAGATAAGTGGAGAATATGCAGGATTGGCAGCTCGCAATTCAATATTACCATTTCTCTTGAAGAAAATCCACTTAATAGCTATCTGATGCATAATGCCAAAGGTAACTAATGCCGGATCACCGTCGTAAATCTCCTCGGCGGGGTTAACTACCACGATGCTTTTGTCGGGAATGCCAGCACCTTCCATCGAGTCGCCTTCGACGACCACAGCAAAAGGTCTCTTGTCGGCATCGACGGAAATGACGCCCACGTCTGATGCGGGCAGGAATACTGTTTTTTCTGCCTTTGCATATACGCTTTCGATATGGTTACCTTTCCCTGCACAGGCTATGAGCGTGGGATCGAGGATGGGTATTTCAATTACATGTTGGAAAGAATTTTTTTTAACATTTTCATGGTCCATGTCCGTTTCGCCCATAAGATAAGAGACGCTGACCCCCAAAACTTTGGCGAGTTTATTTATCTCCGAGCTTCGCGGTTCTCGTTTACCGTTTTCCCAATTCCAAACAGTAGTTTCTGAGACGCCAACCAGTGATGCCAGCTCCCCTTGTGTAATACCTAGCTTTCTCCTTATCTCTCTGAGCCTCTCGCCTATTATATGCATCTCATCTCTCCTTTTTTAAAAAATATCACGAATGTGTGATTGGATCAATTTGTATTATTTTAGGTTTCTCTCTTGACATATGTGTGGATTGGGGTTATTCTGGTCTTAAACATAACAAATGTAATGATATGGGGGTGGTTACGATTATACGTTTGAGATATTTCCGAATGAAAATGGGATGGACACAAAAGGATTTAGCTGAAAAAGTTGGGCTATCTGAAACGACTATTTGGAATTTTGAAAATGGCCGCAGGGAGCCGCGCTTACAAGACTTGAAAAAATTCGCGGAGGTCTTTAATTGCACGATTGACGAACTCATAAACCCTACAGTTCCCCCCAAAACGGGGGGAGACCAACAATAGGCATTCTCCAGGCTTTTGTAGAACAGCTTAAGAAGGTTTGGAGCATGGCAGACGAGTCTGAAGAAGTGCTCACGTACGCCGCTGATCTCGTTGACAACGTTCCGGACAAAGAAGAAACAAAAGAATTCATCTCTCAGGTGAAGCAGTGTGCATGTGTTATGGCTCAGCTTTTAGATGGGGTGACGTGCGATGGACATTCCTGAGTTCGGATTTTTGCGCTTGAACGATGTATTGCGGATCATCCCAGTGTCCAAGACCACCTGGTACAACGGGGTTCGGAGCGGCCGTTTCCCAAAGGGCATACGGCTGTCTCAAAACATAGTTGTATGGCGTGTGGAGGACATAAAAAACTTGGTCAAAAAAATAGAAGAGGAGGCTGGAATTTATGTTGAAGAGAAAATTGGATGAAAAATTTTTTGGGCTTTTAACTATGTCCGGAGCAGTTGTCGGGCCGTATCGCAGAAAAAGAGGACGAATTACACATGGCGAGGCCAGGGCGCTCAGAAACGTACTGTGCAGTGCGGACGAAAGGGCGCTCCTGGATCCCGAGCTAGTCAGCTCAATTACCGTGGAAGATATGCAGACTCTCTGCAGATATGCAGGAGACTGATGTCTTCCACATTGTTTTTCTTACAGGGCAACAGCGCATCCGGGAGTTGCAGGATGAAATAGAGCTCCAGCGCGTGTGGGTCGAATATGCCATGGAAGCGGCGCATAAATATGGAAGCCGCAAAGCCAGAAAAAGGCTCAAAGAGGAAGTATGCAAACTCGCACGCCTGGAAGAGATGTTAAAAAAGGAGATGGAGAATGTCAGTCATAAGCAAAAAAGGGATCTCTTATGAAGAATGGGTTGAGGAACGCAAAAAAGGGCTGGGCGGTTCGGACGCCTCTGTTGTATTAGGGCTCAACAGGTGGAAGAGCCGCATGGCTCTTTTTTTGGAAAAGACCGGCCAAATCGAACCACCATCTGCAGGTGAAAGGGCTTACTGGGGGACGGTCCTTGAGGATATCGTCGCCCAGGAGTTTGTTCGCAGGTCCGGCAAGAAGATCCGCAGGCGCAACTTCATCTTCCAGGACGGGGAATATCCCTTCCTGATAGCCAACATCGACAGGGAAATTGTTGGCGAAAACGCCGGGCTTGAGTGCAAGACCACGGCAGAATACAACGCCGACGACTGGAAGGGAGATCTAGTCCCCGATATCTACTTCTGCCAGTGCCAGCACTACTGCAGGGTCATGGGCTGGGACGGAATCTATATTGCCGTCCTGATCGGCCTGAAAGACTTCAAGTGGAAGTACATCCCTAGAGATGACGAATTTATAGCAGCCATGGTTGACCGTGAGGTTGACTTCTGGATAAACCACGTGGAAAAGAATATTCCCCCGGAATGGGACGGGTCAGACGTATCCGATGAGTTGCTCAAGAAGCTCTACCCCGAAGCAAAGAAACCGTCCATACAGCTTCCCGATGATGTCAATTCTGTCATTGCGGATTACCTCAAGCTGGACGGGCAGATAAAGGAGCTCGAACAGCTCAGGGATTCGTATAGGCAGCAGCTGCAGGCCACGCTTGGTGACGCTGAGCGTGGCGAGACCTCGCAGTACTGCATCGTGTGGAGCAACGTTGTAACCAACAGGCTTGACACAAAAGCCTTCAAATCATCGCATCCCGACCTTTACGAGCAGTTCTCAAAGCCTTCGGCTTACAGAAGGTTTTCAGTGAAAAGAATTGAAAGGGAGGAATAAAAGGTGGCAACGGTAAACGGAGACAATACGGAAATAAGAAACAAGATATCCCAGAGACCAAAGGACAAGGTAGATCAGACTATCGGCCTCATAGCGCGCATGAAGGGCGAAATGGCAAAAGCCCTTCCCATGCACCTGAAGCGAAATGCCGAACGCTATGCCCGCATAGCCATGACGCTCATACGCGAAAACCCCACGCTTGCCTCATGCGATGCCTATTCCCTCCTTGGAGCGCTCATGACGGGAACCGCCTTAGGTTTGGATCCAAGCCCCCAGTTGGGCCAGTTCTACATCGTCCCGTACGGCAGAAAGGCCGTATTCATCCTCGGCTATAAAGGCCTCATCGATTTGGCCTTCAGGTCTGACAGGATTGCCACTATATTTGCCACCGAGGTGTACGAAACCGACGAATTCGATTATTCGTACGGCCTCGAACAGAAGCTCGTACATAAGCCCTCCGGACTGGCCGATCCAGGAAAAATAACTCATTACTACGCAGTGGTTAAATTTACAAACGGCGGATACGTCTTTCATGTCATGACCGACGAGCAGGTGCAGGCATACGGGAGGAAGTATTCCCCCTCCTACTTCAAGAAAGACAGCCCGTGGCAGACGAACCCTGTGGCAATGGGCAAAAAGACGGTTATAAGACAGCTTGCTAAGTACATGCCCCTTTCTCCGGAAATGTCCTACGCCATTGCCCGTGACGAGTCCGTCGTTTCCGAAGGGCTTGAGGAGATAAAAGAAGAGAAGGACGTAATCGATGTAATGCCCGAGTACCCTACAGCAGATGAAGAGTCCGAAAGCGAAGAATCTCCCGAAGCGCAGGGACAGGAGGGGTAGACATGGCCAAGCATCGGCATATATGGACAGGACAGGTGACAATATGGGACGACGGCGAGCTCTTCTATGCTGAAACCAAGCTGGACGAACAATGCAGACTTGTCAGATGTGCCAAGAATGCATCAATCGCCGTTACTTGGCTGTTTGATGAGCTCGCTTCCTACGGGGTTATCCCTTCAGTGCTGAGGGAATGACCCCTTTCTGGGGTGAGTAATTATGCGGTCGAGGATGATAAAGCCTGAGTTCTGGAGTGACGAAAAGCTCGCGAGAGTCTCGCGAGACGCTCGCCTCTTATTCGCGGGATTGTGGAGCACAAGCGACGACTATGGCGTGACCAAGGGGCATCCTATGTGGCTGCGCAGTCAGATATTCCCCTATGACGATATTCAACAGGGAATGATAGAAAAATGGCTTCATGAACTGGAAGAAATCGGCGTAATCATAAAATTTATACATAACGGCGAAACTTTCTATTACATAAAGAATTTCAAGAAGCACCAAACCGTTGATAAACCCTCGAAAGCACGTAATCCAGAGCCTCCTGAAAACATACTCGAGGAACACTCGCGAGACACTCGCGAGACACTCGCTACTGAATCGCGAGACGCCATCGATGAAACAGAAACAGAAACAGAAACAGAAACAGAAACAGAAACAGAAGAGATAGTGTCAAACGGCCAAAAAGAAAAAACGCCGTTTGACGCCGTCGCGTCGCTTTACAACGAGATCTGTCAATCATTGCCAAAACTGCAGAAGCTAACCGCTAAGCGAAAAAGGGAGATACGCACAAGGTGGAGATCCTATCCGGATCTTGAGACATTTAAGCGCCTGTTTCAAAAAGCCGAGGAGAGCGACTTTTTAACCGGCAGGAATGGCAGATGGACAGGGTGTAACTTTGACTGGCTCATAAAAGAGTCAAACATGGTCAAAGTGCTGGAGGGTTGTTATGACAATAAAGGTGCCGAGATAAAGAAAAACGCCCGAGGAATGGCACCACCGGCAAGTGAGGAAAAATTTACAGAGGAAAAGCGAGTCATTAACGAGATGTTTGGAGGTGACGTACGTGAATACGGATTTTGGGTATCAGAAGGCAAACCGCCAATCGACGAATGGCGAAAACAAAGATGCCGTGCCGATAACCATTTATCTAGGGTCTCTGTTTAGTACAATGCAGTCGGCCCAGACAGCATTGGAGCAAATAAAGGAGTGCCCTAATACTGACGGAAACTGTAATGATTACATGATTCTATTTGAAGATCGGCTCGTTGTCTGCCCGATATTTACCTCTATCGAGACTATATCGGATACTAAAGCCTGCCCATATGCTGCCAAACTAGCCAGAGCCTTTGACGAAACTGTAAAGCGCACCATCGCCGATGCAGGTGTTCCTGTTAGGCATATGTCGCGCATAGGCAATCACAATGTCGATGACAACTTGAGACAGGCTATGCAATACAACTACAGAGATTTTCTGTTGCTTTGCGGCCCTACCGGCACGGGCAAGAGTTTTGCTGCGGCTTACCTTTGTTACCGATGGGTAGTTACCAGGTTTCTTGGCATATTTAAAGACAGGAAGAAATGGGGAGAGATAGAAAAAGCTGTACAGGAAGGCATTGGCTGGTATACGTCTTATGAGGCCGCAACCGCAACCTATCAGGAGCAGAAGGAGATAGCAAAGAAGCATAGGATACTTGTCCTCGACGATCTGGGCATTGAAGATAACAGCCCACGCAGTGTGGCTGGAATAAACTACATTGTTTCTAAAAGATATGACTATGGCGAGGATATGGCGACCATTGTTACAGGGAACTTAAGCATAGACGACATAAGCGAACGCTACGGCAAGAGGTTGACTGACAGATTTATGGAGAACGGACAGATCATAGTTTATGACGGTCATGTTATGAGGGGGAATATCAAAACTACAGATCCTGGGAAGTTAACATAAAGCTGAGGTTGGGGGGGATTATGGGCATGATATGCGTTATGTGCCAAAGAAATCTGTTGCCTGAAGAGATAGGCTGTACCGGGGTTTGCAGAGATTGCTGGCCAAAATGCGTGGAGGACCACGAGCGGAGGATGGTGGAGATAAGAAAGCGAATGCAGGAAATGAAAGAGCCTATATGCAGGCTGAAGCAAGACGTAGAGGGGCTTCCGAAAGAGGTGGAACTGTCATGATATTTTGTGCAATTTGTGAATATCATCCAAGCGGCACAGAAGATGGTCCGTGTTTTGCACCATTACCTTATTGGCTCAATATCGACAGGTCTGTAATTATAGTTTCCGGCGCTGGCGATCATAAGACGGCGCGCAAATGTATGTGTTATGTAAAGCGAGGCGAAAGGCAAGATGCCGGCAAGGAAGAAGAATATTAGTAGGGTTATTCCCAAGTTCTCCGACGAGGCGCTTCGGCTGGCCAAGGGCGACAGGAAGGCTGCATATTCGCAGTATATCATCCTGATGTTCAAAGCCACAGGCAGGCCTGTCCCGGGATGCGACAACAGAGATCTGCAGGCATACTACGACTCGAAGGGGGTATAAGAATGCCTAACAGAAATTTACATGAAATCATGGGCCACATCGGCAGGAATCCGGAACTCAGATATACCGGTTCGCAGAAGCCTGTTTGTACGTTCAGCGTTGCCACCAACAATGATTTCAAACGCAACGGCGAATGGGTTAAAAACTCCCCTGAATGGCACAATATCGTCGTATGGGGGGAGTTGGGCGAGCTTGTGTCAAGGGAATTCAAGAAAGGCGATGCAATCATGGTGCGAGGCCGGCATAGGACCAGGCTCTATGAGAGCAAAGGGCAAAAAAAACAGATATCGGAGATCATAGCTACAGAGATATACAGACCTGTTTATGTTAAGAAGACGGCAGATTTGGCTGCTTACATGCCCGAAGAGGCTCCGATACAGGAGTTCCCCGATGACAGCCTGCCTGATGCCGATATTCCCTTTTAGGAGTGACCGAGATGCAGATAAGCGACGATGTTATAGAACATCTCCGTGAGCTGCGGCGCTTGGCATATAAAGATACGCGTACGTTGAAGTGCAAACAGCGCAAGAAAAGGAACGGGCCGAAGCAGGAAGTATGGTACTGGACAGGCGATGAAATAAAAAAGTTATGTGATCTTGCACGAAAGGGATTAAGCGACGAGGAGATAGGCAAAGCCATCGGCCGTTCCTGGACGGCAGTAAGGTCAAAGAGATATGAGCTTGGCATAACGATTAAAAATAAACAGTCACTGTTTAATGACGACTGGATTAACTTTATAGCATCAAGCAGCAGTGCCGGGCTCAATAAAACAGATGAATGGCTTAAACTCTCCGAAAACATGGAACGTAAGCTGCATAAAGGCATGAAGTATATAATAAAACCTAAAACAGAGGCAATATCTGAAAACGTCAGATCTATGTATTTCGACAGCGTAATATACAATACAAAAGGGCAGCCTATGTTCATATTTCGCAGCAAGGCAGGATACATTGAGTCGTTTACCATTCAGCAGATGCAGGATTATATATTTGAGGCGGACCGCAAATGAAACCCAAGTCGGCCAAAGCAAAAGGACGTTCGCTTCAAAGATGGGTCTGTAAAAAGATAGCGGAACTGACAGGCTTTGAATGGGGAAAAGATAGACCCATCGAGTCCAGGCCAATGGGGCAAAGCGGGGCTGACGTCAGGCTTGAAAGCCAAGTTTTAGACATATTCCCTTTTAGCATTGAATGTAAATTCCAGGAG